TTACATTACATGTTTCAATAGCATTGATTAATCCTTGTTGGCTTACATTACATGTTTCTATAGCATTGATTAATCCTTGTTGGCTTACATTACATGTTTCAATATCATTTATTAATCCTTGTTGGATTACATTACATGTTTCAATAGCATTGATTAATACTTGTTGGTTTACATTACATGTTTCAATATCATTGATTAATCCTTGTTGGCTTACATTACATGTTTCAATATCATTGATTAATCCTTGTTGGATTACATTACATGTTTCTATATCATTTATTAATCCTTGTTGGTTTACATTACATGTTTCAATAGCATTGATTAATACTTGTTGGTTTACATTACATGTTTCAATATCATTGATTAATACTTGCTGGCTTACATTACAGGTTTCAATAGCATTGATTAATACTTGTTGGTTTACATTACATGTTTCAATAGCATTGATTAATCCTTGTTGGCTTACATTACATGTTTCAATATCATTTATTAATCCTTGTTGGCTTACATTACATGTTTCTATAGCATTGATTAATCCTTGTTGGCTTACATTACATGTTTCAATATCATTGATTAATCCTTGCTGGCTTACATTACATGTCTCAATGGCAGATACATAACGTTCCCAAGTGAAAAGCTTACTATTACTATCAATATGTAAATCATTTAGGTATATTGATTCGCAAAAAACATTATCAATATGTTTTTCATTAGTTCCAATGTTTAGATTTAGTGTTTGAGGAACTATAGATTTATGAATTATGATATTGGATTCATCAAATTGTAAAGTTTTATTTATTTGATTAGAATTATTAAGAATACCGATGCTACCATATGAGTTTGAATGATACTCAATCCCAACACCAATATTAAAATCATCTTCTTCTAAATTACTTTGTGCGTGAATAGTTAAAAGAGAATGGTTTGTAGAAGAAGCAAATCTACCAACAATATCAACATTTGAAGAAAATACTGCGATACCTATTTCTTCATCAAAATGCATATTATATAATCTTATTTAATAGGTTCATTTTTTAAATTCTAAACATTTTTACAAGTATCTTTGTATTATTAATCTTATTTTCTAAAGCAACATTGTCAATCTCAAAAATTCCACTATTTTTTGAAAAATAATCCCAACAAATAAGTTCTTTGTTTTTTTCCAAAATATCTAACATGTTTTTATTCATTGAAAGTAAATTCCAATTAACTTTATCAAGGTTGTCAATCAATAACTCACGAGCGTTTGGGTTTGCTGATAAGAATGCCCAATCTATTTTATCTCTATTATTTTTCAAAATATCAATGGCATCTTTAGAACTATTTCTTGATAATCTTGACCAAAGTTTATAATCATTACATTCTTCAATCGAAACATTTTTTTTATGTTTAATTACTTTTCTCAATAATTCAATTCCATTAATATTACTTGCTAAATCATAAATAGGTATTTCATCATAAGAAAAATAATCTTGAATTAATTTAATTGCCTCTTTATTTCTACATAAAGACCTAAGGTTGGCATGTTTTATTTTTTTTTTGATAATATGTATTGCATTGGTATTTAAACAGATATTATCCCATTTTGATGACGAATTAATGTCTTTTTCAGAAAATTCGTTTATAGCATTTTTATTTCTATATATACTTACTATCATGCTTATTGGTGAAAACATTGATTTTAGGAGTGGTATTGCATTTTTATTTTTTGCAAGACTATAGATATTTAAATTTCTTTTAGGTTGCTTTTTAAGAAAATCAATAGCATTTGGGTTCTCACATAAACTATTAATGTTAAGTTTTTGAGGGTCAATCCATTTTAATAATTTATAAGGAACATTGTCTTTTTCTATTAAAGTTGCTATTTTTTCAGCAACATCTTCATTCATTTTATAAAAATTTTTACTTATTGCTTATATATTATCGTTAATTTCCTTTGCTATTTGTTCAACTGATTTATTGTTACCATCAATGACATAAAGAAAAGTTTTAGCATTTGTATAAGCTCTTTCATAAGCATCGTGCAACTTCTCAAGATATTGAAGTGATATCAAATTCTCACTTTTTCTATTTCTGGAAACTATTCTATCATAAGCAACTTTGGGAGCAGTTTTGATGTAAAATGTTTTTTTTGGTTTCCACAGTTTATCTGTCAAATTATACATCTGATCAATTATTTCATATTCTTCTTGTGTATATTTATCTTTTAGAACTTCTACGAAGGTATGCCTTGTGAAGTATGGGCTGCGCTCTAGAATTGTTGGTGTTGAACTGTTATCTTTAGATTGTAGCCAACATCTATCTTCCCATACTTGTTTTTGGAACTCAAAATACCCTTTATCTTCTAAATACATCTTATCTAAATAATTTTGCCATTTATCAACAGGTTCTAAATCAACGTTATATTTATAATTTTTATGTAGATGCAATAGAATGGATGATTTTCCTGCTCCAATATTTCCATCAATACAAATGAAGTTATTATTAATATTCATATCTATTTTCAAAAATCAAAATATATTATTTCATTTTTTCCCAGAAAATTTTAAAAGTTTTGAAGATTTTTTTGATTTATTAACATAACATTTCATTTTAATATATATAAATGACGCGAGAGCATATTTTACATTTCTACTTATTTTTCTATTCTTTTTTTTGATAAAATAATTTATGTAAAGAGCAATGTTATAAAGGTTGTTGTCTTCTCCACCACCTTGTATTGTTTGATATCCGAATGGTTCGCTTATTGATAAACCCCCAATAATATGCTTTCCCCAATTAATATCTCCATGATTATACCCAGCATTTTCACTAAATGCACCATGGTTTGTAAGACCAAGAGTAGCACCACCTACAAACATTTTTTCATTACAATTACCATTTATTTTTTTGAATACATCTGCCATCTTTTTATCAGTAATAGTCTTTTGTTCAGGAACTGCGACTAACGCACTATTTAATAAATTATCTACATATAATTTTAGTCCAATACAATCAGTATTTGGATGATTTTGAATTTTATGTGCTATGTTTTCAGGTAATAGCAAAATGATGTCTTTGTAAATATCAGGAGTCATTTATTATATATATAATAAATAAAGAAATCCTATAATGTTTTCAGGTCAAGATACTCCAATAAACATATTAAATGGTCGCGTAAATGTGATGAGTAATGATAATAAATTTAAGATATTTAAAGAAAAGTATATCAATGATTGTTCATTTAAAAAGACAGCAATTGGGCATCAAATATCATCTACACCATTGTCTGATATATATTTTTCCAAACAAAATATAGATGCTTTACAATTAGGATTGAAAAATATGATTTTAAATAAATCTCAGGGTAAATATAATATATCTAGACAAAGTGATATTGAACTTAAAATAGTAATGAGGTCAATATATTTACAATATGCTACTAACAGTAGAGATGTTGATATCATAACACAAGTAAAAACCTTAAACAAGAGAGTATTAGATTGGTGCGTTCCAGAAATAATAAGCAATATAAAACAACAGGAAAAATATATGTTAGATATTAGCACACTTCCAAGACCCATTGAAAGAGGAATATTAACATCGTCAAAAGGAACTAAGCAATTGGAAATGTATGTTGAATAAATATATTCTTAATAGAATATAAAAAGAATAAAATGATTCAAGAACCCGAAAAGAAGGCAAAACATAATTACTTCATGGGAACAATCGCAATTTGCGTTGTTTATATGATACTCGCTCTGTTAATGCTTATTATTGGCAAATTTACTGATTTTGGAAAATCACTATTATTTGGTTCAATGATTTCTTTTACTACTACATTCATAATTGGAACTATTTTTGTTGTTATAATAGCAACTATTATGGTGATTGAATATAAACCTCCTGATAATAAAGTTAGCATGCCTAATATATATAAATCAGATTCTTGTCCTGATTATTGGGAATATGTTTCCATAAAAGAGGAAGAAAACGATGATTACGGACAAGATGTTAAATTTGATGTAAATGGTAATACAAGTAATTTGTATGATATTCCTGAAGTAAGTAAAATGCAATCGAATCATAGATCCTATAAATGTGTTCGTAGTGATATATATGCAAAACCTCCTACTCAAAAATTAAATTCTGATATGCCAGGATTTGACGACGAAGATGATAATAATAAATTTCGAGGATATTTGGCATACATGACTGAAGCGGAATCTAACGCAGATGTTAATAATTCAAATGTTTGTGCTCACGTTTTCCCAGAATATCTTTCTTATTTAGATAATCAAAAATTTATTGACAACAATCGACATGGTGATACAAACCACTACAGGTGTAAATATGCTAAATTATGTGATATTCCTTGGACTGATGCTGGATGTGATTAAAAATTATAATTTTTTTTTGTTTTAAGATATAAACAATTCTTTTTATTATTGAATAATATGAAAGTAAAAAAACGTAATGGCGAAATCGAAGAAGTCAGTTTTGACAAAGTCATACGTAGAATAAAAAATCTTTGTGATGAAAATTGTGGAAACAAAGAAAAAATAAAAACTATTGACGCTTCAGACCTTGCACAAAAAGTATGCGCCCGTATTTATGATAATGTTAAGACTTCTCAACTTGACGAACTAGCAGCACAAATTTGCGCATCTTATGTAACAGAACATCCTGATTATGGTTTATTGGCATCACGAATCATAATAAGCAACCATCAAAAAAATACATCCCCTTCGTTTAGTGAGACAATAAATATGCTTTATAATGCTAAAACACCCCTTGTATCAAAGGAAATAATGGACATTGTTGAAAGTAATAAAGAAAAGATAAACTCTGTTATGGATTATGATAGAGATTATTTGATTGATTTCTTTGGTTTTAAAACTTTAGAAAGATCTTATCTATTAAGTGTTAATGATAAAGTTGTTGAAAGACCTCAACATATGTTTATGCGTGTTTCCTTAGGAATTCATGGAAATGATATTAAAGAAGCAATTGAAACTTATGAAATGATGAGTTTAAAATATTTCATTCATGCTACACCTACACTCTTTAACTCTGGAACACCGAGACCACAGATGGCTTCTTGTTTCTTACAGGCAATGAAAGAAGATAGTATTGATGGAATTTTTGATACTTTAAAAAGTTGTGCTAAGATTAGCAAGTATTCAGGTGGTGTTGGGCTTCACATTCACAATGTTCGTGGTAGGGGTGCATATATTAAAGGGACTAATGGAAAAAGCAATGGCATTATTCCAATGCTTGGTGTATATAATAAAACAGCAATGTATGTTGACCAATGTTTCAGAGGTGATACTCAAATATATACTCAGAATGGCACTACAAAAATTGAGAATATCAAAGAAGATGATTATGTTCTAACGTCAGATGGTTCATATAAGAAAGTTCTAAAAACAATTAAAAAACAAGTTAATAAACAAACTCTTCGTATTAGAACAAAAAATAGCATAGACACCATATATGTTACTCCCGAACATCAAATTTATGCTATGATTAACCCACCTTCAATTCATATTACTGACATGGTAAAATATCTTGATGATAATTTGCATTTTGAGCCTAAATATGTAGACGCAAGCAAACTTACCACATTTGATTATATTGGTTATCCTATTCCTCAGAAACAAAATGATAATTCTTATGATAAAGATGATTGTGTGTTTGCAGGATTTATGTTTTGTAATGGATATGAAAACAAAAATAAAAGCATTATCTATTTTTACAAAGGCAAAAATAAAGATTTTGTGATTGATTATTTTAACAAAAAATCAATTGAGTACATTGACAACTATAACAAAATTGAATGGGATACAACAGAAAAAACCAAAAATGTTGATAAATACATTTCTTTGAACAAAGAAGATAGCACCAATTTCATTATTGGTTGCTTAAAATCTAATGGATGTGAAATAAACGAAAAGTATCAATGTATGTTTTTCAATACAAACTCCAAACAGAAAGCATATATTATGAAATATATGTTTATGAAAATTGGTATATTGGTTGATGGATTTTTCAATAAAGAACAAAATAACTATATATTAGCAATCCCATATACTAAAAAACTTTTTGAAATGTTAGACTATTCAGGTAATGCTTCACTCAATAAAAATATTACGTTCTTTGAGTATAACAACATTCTTTGGACTGGTATCAAATCAATTAATAAAATGTCGAAGTATGATGGGCTCGTTTATGATTTAAATATTGAAGATAATCATAACTATGTAACAGAAATGGGAATTGTTCATAATTCTGGTAAAAGAAATGGCAATTTCGCAATTTATCTTGAACCATCTCACCCTGATATTGAAACATTTATTGATTTAAGAAAAAATCATGGTAATGAAAGTGAAAGATGTAGGGACCTTTTTACTGCTATTTGGATGCCTGACCTATTTATGAAAAGAGTTGAAAATAAAGAAATGTGGAGTCTAATGTGTCCAGATAAATGCCCTGGATTAGCCGATTGTTATGGAGATGAATATGAAGAACTATATACAAAGTATGAGAATAATAATATGTATGAAAAACAAGTTAAAGCTCAAGATTTATGGATATCAATTTGTAAATCACAAATTGAAACAGGAACACCTTACCTCGTCTTTAAAGATAGCGCAAACAAAAAAAGCAACCAAAAAAATATTGGAACCGTTAAAAGTAGTAATCTTTGTGTGAGTGGAAATACAGACATTATAACAACTTCAGGTGTTTATGAAATTAAAAATATGGTTAATCAAATCACAGAGATTTGGAATGGATTTGAATTTTCTCAAGTTGAAATTAAAAAAACAGGCACTAATGTTGAAATGATGAAAATAGAATTTTCAAATGGTGAATGTTTAATTTGCACACCTGAACATATTTTCTATATTGAAATAAATGATAATCAAGATGCTATAAAGGTTAAGGCTTCTGATTTGAAACAAAACATGAAAATTATTAATTACAATCTTCCATTAATCAATTATAAAGAAAGTAAAGAAGTTGATATTGATACTTCGTCTAAATTCGCTGACAAAGCAAAATGGTTATTACATACAATTAAAAAGAATGGATGTTTTAAAGAAACTTTTATTGAAATAAATGACCAGGATAGCACTATAGAACCTATTATTCATTCAATGGGTGTTGATTTTAAAACTTGTGATGGTAAAATCAACTGTCGCATAAATGATATGAAAGGTATCAAAACAGTTCCAATAAATAATATTACAATTAAAAATATTATAAAAGAATGGAATACAGAAGATAGCTATTGTTTTACAGAACCAATCAGGAACTATGGAGTTTTTAATGGTATATTAACAGGACAATGCGCGGAAATTATTGAATATAGTGATAAAGATGAAACAGCAGTTTGTAATTTAGCAAGTATAGCATTACCTACTCATATTAAAAACAATGCTTTTGATTTTGACTCTTTAGCTAAATCTGCTAGTATTGTTTGCAAAAATCTTAATAAAGTAATTGATAGAACATTTTATCCTACAAAAGAAACAGAATATAGCAACAAAAAACATAGACCTATTGGTATAGGTGTTCAAGGACTTGCCGATACTTATGCTATATTGAATTTATCTTTTGAAAGTGATGAAGCAAAGGAATTAAACAAAAAAATATTTGAAACTATATACTATGGTGCTATGAAAACATCTTGTGAACTAAGTAAAAAATATGGACCTTATCAAACATTTGAAGGTTCTCCAATAAGTAAAGGTGAATTTCAATTTGACTTAAATGGCATCTCTAAATCAGAGTTATCCGGATTATGGAATTGGGAAGAACTTCGTAAAAATGTTATGAAACATGGAGTGAGAAATAGCTTGATGATCGCTCTTATGCCAACAGCATCTACAAGTCAAATATTGGGATTTAATGAATGTTTTGAACCTTTTACAAGCAACATTTATCAAAGACGTACATTGGCAGGAGAATTTTTCGTTGTTAATAAATACCTATTAAATGCTCTAATAAAGAATAATCTTTGGAACAAAGATATGAAAAACAAAATTATGAATCTTAATGGATCCATTCAAGATATTCAAGATATTCCTAAGGAATTGAAAGATATATTTAAGACAGTTTGGGAAATCAAACCAAGAACAATTATTGACCAAGCAGTGGATAGAGGACCTTTTGTTTGTCAATCACAAAGTATGAATATATTCATTGAAGATGCTGAAATTACGAAAATTAGCAATATGCATTTCTATTCTTGGAAAAAAGGTCTTAAAACAGGCATTTATTATCTAAGAACAAGACCTAAAGCAAAAACAATCGCTTTCACTTCAGAGATTTGCGAAAGCTGCTCTGCATAATTTTAAGTTATTTTTCTCATAAAAATGATAACTATGTTTGGATATAATGTCAATATGAAGATAATTGAGTATATTGTAAATGGTTCAACAGGGAACCAGTATACCATTGAATTAAATGAAGATGGCTCCAAAACATGTACCTGTTTAGGTTATAAATATAGAAACTATTGCAAACATATCAAAAAAAATGTTGAAATCATTAAAACAACTCCTATTCATCAAAAAAATACTAAAATAGTAATTGGTAGCACCGGAAAAGAATATAAGATTAATACAATTACTACTTCAAAAAATAAGGTAATCACAACTTGCACTTGTGTAGGGTTTTTCTATAGAAAAAATTGTAGGCATATTAAATAAAACTGGTAAATAAAATGACTTATGTTAATGATGTAATTTTTAAGTTTTATACAGATTTTCAAGAATATATGTATTCTAATAACATTGTTGTAGCAGCATCAGGTTGGGCAATAGGAAACATAACATATAAGTTGATTTCTGAAATATTAAGTGAATTTTTTATACCATTATTTATTACAATTACCATTTTTATTCAAAATAACATTGGCATTTTATTTCCAAAAAATGCTGTTGTTGGAAATGTTTTACATTTTGGTTCAAAAATATTAGGCATATTTTTATTCTGGTTTATAAGTATCATTTTATCTTTCGTAATTTTAGAATATTTCTTCAATAGACAAATTATAGGACTTGTTTCAAATGTTGATCAAGATAAAAAAGTTGATTTTATTAAATCAAAAATTGAATCTAAAAAACAAGGTAACATTTTACCAAATGAAAAAACTCTTAATGACTTAAAAAAAAGAGAAGAAGTTATAAATGATGTTCTTTCAAATAGTGTAGAAAATTATAGTTCTTTACTTATATGATGAAGTATTGTATTTTTAATCATAAAACAAATGAATGTCATATTATGGATAATCCATATGATTTCGCATTTTATAGAAAAAATGATAGATTCAAGATTTTGATATCATCATGTGAGAGTGAAATTAATCAATTTATTAAAGAGAACAAAATGAACGATGACGATTTATATAAATCCTTTTTTGATGATCTTAATGATGAACAATGTAACGCATTGAAAAAAACACAAAATAATGAAGATTTGTTCATTACAGGCGCACCAGGAACTGGTAAATCATTCATTATTAATAGAATTGTGAAATTACTTGAATACAATAATAAAAATGTAGCACTTACTGCTACTACAGGTTGCGCTGCTTATAACATTAATGGAATTACTATACATTCACTACTTGCTCTTAAAATTTTCTCAATGGATGTTGATAAACATATTGATTTCATCTCTAAAAAGAGGAAACATATAGTTAAAAGAATTCAAAGTATTGATACTATGATTATTGAAGAAACATCCATGTTGAGCGATGAATTATGTAATTTTATTTGTAATTTGTTCAAACGCATTAGAAAAAAAGATAAACCGTTTGGCGGTTGTCAAATGATTTTTGTTGGTGATTTCTTTCAATTGCCTCCTGTTTCAGGAAATTTTTGCTTTCTGAGTGAAAGTTGGAACAAATTAAATCCAAAAATTATTAATCTTAAGCAGAATATTAGACAGAAAGATGATGATATATTTAAGTATATTCTTTCTAAAATTAGAACAGGAAAAGTTTCCAAACAAATTTTTGAATATTTGAAATCAATACAAAGTAATAATAATATTTATCATACAAAACTGTTTCCTATTAATAACAATGTTGAAAAAATTAATAATATTGAAATATCTAAACTAAAAGACGGTAGAAAGTTTTTTTATTATAAAGCATCATTGAAAAATATTAAAAACGATTTTGATGCAAGTCAATACGATATTACTCTTTGTGAAGGAGCTCAAATACTTATATTAAGAAATATTGATTTACCAAATGGTATAGTTAATGGAACAAGAGGTAAAGTTATTGGACTTTCCGAAAATTGCATATCTGTATCTACTATTAATGATAAAATTGTGAATGTGAATTTTCATACAGAATTTACAGATAATACTGAAACACAATCTATTACTTACATGCCTATTAAACTTGCTTACGCTTTATCTATACATAAAAGTCAAGGGATGACTATTGATTTTTTGGAACTTGATTTAGGAAATAATATTTTTGAATATGGGCAAGCATATACAGCATTATCCAGAGGTAGAACATTGAATAATATTAAAATTACTAACATTTCAAGAGAGGCATTTAAGACACATCCAGATGTTGTTAATTTCTATAATAAAAATACTCTCTGATAGGGGTAAAAAGGAGATATGAATGTTAATCATTTATCATTACAGTATAAACCAACTTATTTAATTAATAGTGTTTTAGATACTGGAATATTGATATACAATAATTCTTCGAACGCTAGTTTAAAATTCGCAACATATGATTCTGATACTTCAAATGTATTAAATTTAGAAGCATCGAATAGAAATTTTAATATTTTTATGAATGATGAACTATATACAAATATATCATATGATGGTATAAATGTTTTTAAAAATAATTTTACTTTAAATGATTATAAAATTCATAATTCTTTAGGCAATGTCTCTCACATAGCATCTTCTCAAAAATTCATTTGCGATACTGAGAATATTGTTGAAATTGACCAAAATTTAATACATTTAAACAAACCTATTAATATTGATAGCAATCATTTACCAGCATTTATTGTAAAACTTAACAGTTCCAACAAAATTGATACTAATATCTTACCAGAAGTCAATAAATCAAAATTTGCTTTTAAAACTGGAAGAAATGTTGGCTTTGGAACAAGCAAACCAAAAACAAAATGTCATGTTGCAAATGGTGATTTTTTGATTGAAGGTGGTAGATTTGGGCTTAATTATAATTTAGGATTTGATGAAGCTCCCACTTATCCGATTCATATTCGTAGAAATGATAATATTAGCAATGAAATTATGCTTTGTGTTGAAGGTGAAAAAAACAATAAATGTTTGATAGTTTATGGTGGTAGTGGTTGCGTTGGAATTGGAACTACTGAAGTAATTAATGAGAGTATTTCATTATTTACTCAAAAAGATATTCATTGTAGAAATTTATATTTTCATGGTGATGGAATTTATTCTTCAAATAATTCAATATCTTGGAATTCAGATTTATCTTTAACTGGGTTTGACATTTTGTTTGATGGATTATCTTTAAGAAAAACAGTTTATGATATTTATGGTAATTCAAATATTTCTTTTGGGAGAGATATACCGCCTGTTGATTTCAAATATGATGTTTTGAATGATAAAAAATCTATTGCTTCGTTTGGGAGTTCTAATATGATTAACGAAGGATATATATCAATTTATAAAGAAAATAATTTCAATAAAAACGTAAAAATTGGTATCAATCATAAAGACGAATTCTTCGTAAATAATAATAATGATAACTCTTTGACATTAACAACTGCTGGTGATATTAGAATTAATAAAAATAATTTGGAATACAATGTTATTACAGATGAGAAATACCCTTTTATAGACGATGCTGAGAATACTTCAATTTTCATAAGCAAAAATAATAATACAATTTCACAAATTGTTTGTGATTATTATATTTCTATAGTTTTATACAATAATTCTGATTTATATTTACTAGGTAGTTATGGAGCTTATGCTAAAATTTTAACATTGAAACATGATGATATAAATAATGTTAAGCACATTGATCTCAAATATCAATATATATATTGCATAGATGAAGATAACAACTGTTATTTTGTTCAATATCAAAATATCGCGTATGAATATTCAATGAATTTGCTGTCAAACAATGTAAAATTAGTAATAAGATTACCTACTACATTCGCTTATGTTACATTATCTAACGAATTATTTGTAGATAACATAAAAATTGTGTTACCGATTAACGATAATATTATTAAAATTACAGGATCATCAAGTTTATTATATATTTTATTTGATAGTGAATTATATGAATATAATACAAACACTAATCAATTTAATCAAATCATATCAAATGATAACATCTTAGATATTTCCGGGAATCTAATATTGTTCAAAGATAATACTTTTACTAATGTAAGCGACCCATCAAATCCTATTCATAATAACGCTTTGTATTTAAATAATGATACAATTTTAAACTCCGCAATATATATTGATACTGAAAATAATGTATTTATTCAAGGAAAAATAAATGTAAGCGAGGAATTTAAAAAAGTTGTTGTTCATAATAATCTTTTATATCCTAAATTCAATTTATGTGCTATTTCTGATAAACATTATATTGTTTCAGATGGCGTTGATGTATTTACTGCGACTATAGATTCCGGAACACGGAAATATGATGGTATTGGTCGCACTGATATAAATTTTAATATTTTAACAAAATGTGAAATTATCACTAAAAATACAGTTTCTGTTAAATTTAATGATGCTGTTTGTATTGGTGACAATTTCAAATATATTAAAAAAGAAAATATCTTAAAAGACAGTTTATCTGTTGAAAAGTGCGTCGGTATAGGAATCATTGCTAATAATGAGTATGCCCTCAATGTTGCTGGTAGTATTAACATTATTAACGGTAACATTTATCAAAATGGAGTTCTTGTAGGTAATGACATTGTAATTGAAAACGAATTAAATGATCAAGAAATATCTTTGCAAAATTATCCGACTTATGAATATCTTGAAAACAATTTTTATTCAAACTCATGGATTGATACTAATATTGTAGATGAGATTATTACCATTAACAATACACTTTCTGCTCATGAACAGCAAATTTCTAATGTTGAATATGTTCATGATAATTTTGTTAGTAATTTGGATGATACTGTTATGGATATTTTTAATGAACATTCGAATATTAATGATATGATTGATGCTAAACTTATTTGGGATTATAATGAATCTTGCAATGTTATTTATAAAATGAATACATCTATTGCTATTAATTCTTGTAATGTTGTAAATAGTTCATTTACAAGTTCTAAAATTCCAGCTTTATTTGTTGGTAATGGTTCTGAAGAGTTTAGCAATATTAAAGGTTTAGTTTGTCAGGATGATATAGAAGCATTCTCAGACATTAAACTTAAAGATAACATTAAGAATATTCAAAATCCATTAGAGAAGGTTTTGAAACTAAATGGTGTTACTTTTACAAGAAATGATATTGCTGATAGTAAGGAATATTTGGGGTTGATAGCACAAGATGTTGAAAAAGTTATTCCACAAGTTGTTAGTCAGTTTAGGGGAACTAAAACTATAGCTTACGCCAATTTAGTAGCATTATTAATTGAAAGTATTAAAGAATTGAATGATAAAGTAGAAAAGTTGTCTTCTATCAACTCAATACCACCATATAACATACCTTGATGCTTTGAATATATATCATTACATAAGTATATATTATTCTCTGGATTTCTCAACTTATCATACACGTCCTTGGAATTTATTCCAACTTTCCAGACATATGTATCTTTGGTATCTATATCCTTCAGAGTTGGAAGTGATAGATTATATTTTGATAACATATATCCTACACATTTTTTTGTTTGGTATTCTTTTTGCATATTTTTTGAATTTGATATGCTGTTAAATAATATTTGCTTATTGTATTGCCACCGAATGATAGATAATACATTTTCTTTTTTTAATGTTGAAAATAATATTTTACATTTATAATGTATTTTTAAACCTATAACACTGATGAATGACATATTATATATCTTATTGACATTTGTTATGTATGTTTGGTATAGTATTTTACCTCCTAATAACAAATAATGCTCTCTAAGTCTAGTAAGTAAGTCTTTAGCTTGTTTGTAATACGTAAATAGCACATTTTGCAATATAGTTGTTTCTATATATTTCACAGCATCTATTGAATTCATTTGTTTCAATTGATAATAAAATATACTGTTTTTGCGAAATGTCTGCAGTTCTTCTTTGTTGATATGTTTCGCAAGTAATGTTTCAAATGACATATATGTTAATATTGTGGAGCTCATTGATTTGCTTATATACACTATGTCATTGAGAACGCTTTTCTCATTTTTTGAAATATAGTAAATCTCATATTCTATATTGTACATTTTTAATAGATTGATAATCAATTTATTGTTTTCTGGAAATATTGTAAAGAGTTGCTCCGATTTCATTTCTTGTTCCAGAATACTTTTCTTTTCTATTATGACAGTTTTTTGACCTTGTGTTAAACACTTGATACCCACATACAAGCCATATATACCTTCTCCAATTACTATACTATCATAGATATACATTTCTCTTACTCATATAGTAAAGATGTATGATAAACTTGTATCGTTGATAATTATATTAATATCAATCTTTCTTTTATATTTTATTATTGAAAGAAATGTATCAATTGAAGCATTTGAAATAAATGATTACAATATTAACTCTTCGTTTGAAAAAACTATAATTGTTCCAGTTGAGTTAAAGTATACAACTTTTAATCTAAAACTTGTCAGTAATAACGACACTTTATATAATCAAATTATCATTGAAAATTTCCAAAACATATTATCTAGACAACCTAATGAATTTGAATTATCATATTTTAAATCCAGATTTATTACTAAGGAAATTGATGAAGAATATTTTAAGATGATTTTATTCAATTTACCAGAATATTCTAGAAATATTAAACTTTCATCAAATGAGATTGAACCAGGATTACAACAATATACATACAAAAACAAGTTATCAAGATTGATTTTAGGTTTGTATGAAAAATATGTTGAACCTATTATGGAAAATAAACCTATACTTTTACCCGCTTTAAGAGATATATTTATTCACTTAAGATTTGATATGTATATGTTTATTGCTGCTTTAACAAGTGATGGCTTTGTGAATCTTGAAAATGCTATTATTAATACAGATGTTTTATCTAACAAGAAACTTTATGAGTTATTCTATGGATTTATTGTTATTGAAAATGTTTCAGATGTTGCAAATCAACTGAAAAGAGAAGACCTAGAAGATGGTAGTAGCAACATTATTAATGGATTAAATATTGATATGAACAATGTTAGAAAAAATACAAGAAAATTTAAAGAAGATAACAATATAACAAATACTATTGCGGACGCAATTCAAAATCAGAATGGATTTGATAAAAATCAATGCGCAAAGTATTTTGATCATTCTGAAAAATCAGAAAAATGCGAAATTAAGAGATTTTACAATACTAAAAACAAAAGTCATGTTCCACAAGTTTGTAATATGTTAAATCAACCCAAGAATAATGTTGCTCCTCTTTTTGAAAATAGCAAGAATTTGTTTCAAGGAGCTGATATTAATACCGCTTATAAAAACACTCAGATAGGTTCTATTATGCCAAAATTTGAATTTAAAGAATTCACTGATGTAAAAACCTGCTATTAAAATTTTTTATGATAAACATAGTAAATGAAATCTTGCGAAAATTTTATCACTGATTTATCAAAAAAAAAAGAGAATGAAGTAAATAAACTTGATTTCCAAAAAACAAAATATTTATTTGATGTAGTTTTAAGATATATTATTGAAAATAAATATATGGTTTATGGTGGATTTGCTATAAATGAATTAATTAAAAAAAAATTTTATAATAATGTTATTAGCGATATTGATTTATATTGCAAAAATCCAAAAAAAGATTCAAGAAAATTAGCAATATTTTTAGCATCAAAAGGATTTAAATACATTGAAACAAAAAGATCACCTAGTAATCCAAACACATTTAAACTATTTGTTGAATTCACTAACATTTGCGATTTTACTTTATTTGATAACAAAAGTTTCACTATGTTAGAAAAAATCGCAAATGTTGAAAATACTCGCTCTTCAATGTTTGTATTACCACCGGTTAGTTGGTTGAAAATGTTGTTAGCATTTGAGTTAGCATCGCCTGATACTTCTGGATACAGATGGGAAAAATTGTTTGATAGATTTATATGTTTTCAAAAGGAATATCCTACAAAAAATTTGATCACAAAATTTAAAAAAAATGTATTGATTGATGAAAGCATGTTAATATGGAAATTTATTAAAGATAATAAACTACCTGTTATCGGTTTTAAAGCTTTATTGATACATGATAATAAATTTAATCACATTGATATTATATCAGAGGATGCTTCATTATTTGAAATTTTGTCAGATAATCCACAGGAAACCGCTTATAATATTAAGCAGTTATCAAAAAATTTTAATATTCAAATAAATAAACATAATCTTTTCAAATCAGTATATTCTATTTATGTAAAAAATAATGATAAAATTATTTTTCTAATTGATATACATGATGTTTCGGAATCTTGTTACAGCATCACTACTATAAAAGGCACTTCAGTAGGAACGCTTTTTACAATTTATGCTTATTCATTGTTATCATTGATTAAAAATTTCTTTAAAGATAATGATGACATTAATTTTCTTATATACAAAATATTCAAAAAAATACAAAATCCTGAAAACAAAAAATGTAGTGATAAATTAATATCATTAAATTGTTATGGTAATTCTATTTCTAAAAGAAGCATTCTTAAAAAAGGGTGGGAAGAAAAAAAACACGCATTCAGACCAAATGGTGTTATTGTATCAGAACAATTTAGCATATTCAATCATAAATAATAGTTCAAATGCTTCTGATATACACTCATTATATGATTTATTAATTTATTCGTTTTTTTATCGTTTTTGACATTGAATATAGGTATTGTCATTATATTACTATATCTTGTATATGGTAATTCAACAAATGATTTATTTGTTATTAACTCTTCTACATTTTCAAAATATATTTTAGTACATAAAAAAGCATGGTTACCATTATATTGATGGTCCTTTCTTATATAGATATCGTTGTTATGAAATTCAAATAAATTAGTTATATGTGTACAGTTATCTGTTGTTAATTGTAAAATGTCAAAATCTTCAGGGAGCACTTCGATTAATTTACAATAATCTATATTTTTTATTATCAATTTATCCAGATCTATTACAACTATGTACTTAAATCCTCGAGAAACATTATATATTTTAGTTAATACTTCACTATAGGTTAGGTCTGTTGTATCAATATATAAGTTGTTTGATATAGATTCTAAATTATGATTTGTAATTGGTCCTTTTGATGTTAGACAGATAAATATAGACATTTTTCATATATAAGATATATAATATTATATCATTTAAGTATGAAGATTTTTTGGATAAATATAGATAAAAATGTTGAAAGATCATCCTTTATGAAAAAACAATTTGAAGATTTGAATTTGAATGATAATATTAGAGTTGATGCTATTACTCCTGATAATATGAATAATCTTTTGCACAAAAACAATTTCCCTTTAAAATGTGGGTTTATTGATTGTAAGAATTGTGATATTGAAACAGCTTGTATACTTTCACATTTGAAAGCAATTGAATCGGGGTATGATTCGAATGATGAATGGTTTATGGTTATGGAAGATGATACTATTATTCCTTTTGATATCAATTTTGATAATTTGCTGAAATTTATACCTGATGAAATAGAAATTGTTCAATTATTCGTTTCTATGCCTGGACAAACAGCAATGTTAAAAGAAACATATAAAAAAAATGTTTCTTTTGTACCTTGGGGGTGCTTTAAATGCATATTTCCGTGCGCTGCTGCTTATCTTGTTAGAAATAAAGGGGCAAAAAAGCTGATCGATAATTTTAAAAATACAGATGGAACTTGGGATTTTTCTAAATCAAAATCTTGCAAACTAGCAGATGTTTTGATTTTTCAAACATGCAAAACACTCACTTCGACGTATCCTTTGTATTATTCTAATATCAAATTAGGAAGCACTATTCATAATGATCATTTAGATTTACATCAACAAGGCATTGATAGCATCTTGAAGTTTCATAAAGAATTCGATCCTTTATCTCATCCTTTTATTGAAAAAATTTTTAATAAATAAGTCATTAAAAAGTTCTAAAATAAAAAGCATTCTCAATTATTTGGAATAGATTAATAAATACACCAAATAAAGCGTGTTAATTAAATGCCTTTAACATCAAATGTTATATATATGTATATGTATATGTATATGTGTATGTATATGTGTATTCATATTCATATTCATCCTCACTAATCTCTAAATTCATACTATTTCCTTTATTATTACATACAAAGTTAATCAATTTTTTGAAAAACTTTATGTTTCATACTAACAAATGAAAAGTTCCATATATATAGGCACTATTATTGTTTTAGTTATGATTATCGTTGGGTTGTTAGTATTATTATATATTGGAAATGTTGATTATAATAATAACACACCTAATGTTATTGTTCTTAATGAAAAAGTTGATAATAAATTACCAGTATATCCTAAAGATATTCCAACGTATCAAAACAGCAATTCTAACAACGACTATCAACAGATTGGTACTTTAATAAACGAAAACGCTACGATTTTACCATTATTTGGTAGAAAAATTAATAACAATAGATGGCTTTACTATACCGCAAGTGAAACAAATAATCAACTAAAAATTGATGTTAAATTGAATGATAAAGTGTGCAAAGATAGAAGAATAGGATGTGATGAATTATATGATGGAGATGAAGTTGAAGTGCCAGCATATAATTCATCTTTTAAGGTAACATTATACCAACTAAACGATTATTAAAAAATTGATTTAAATTTATAGCCTTCTATATATATAGAATGTCTCAAAAGTACGAGAAACTTGAATTACGTGACCATATTTATAAACGACCAGATACTTATATAGGATCAGTTGAATCAGCAAATATTGAAACTTTCGTATGGGATAATGAAAAAATGTCGAAGAGAAATATTTCATATATTGGTGGATTATATAAGATTTTTGATGAACTTATTGTAAATGCTATTGATCAAGTAACAAGGCTTTCTATTTCAAAAGAAAGCGATGTGAAGCAAGTAAAAAACATCAAAGTTAATATTGATAAACAAACAGGTGAAATTTCTGTTTTCAATGATGGCGATGGTATTCCTGTAGAAATTCATGATGTTCATAAAATTTACATTCCTGAATTAATTTTTGGTAATCTACTTACAAGTTCTAATTATAAAGAAGGTGAAGAAAAAGTCTGGGGTGGTGTTAATGGATATGGTAGCAAACTTGCTAATATTTATAGCAAGAAGTTTATCGTTGAAACAGTTGATCATCGTGCAAAAAAGTCATTTATACAAACATTCACAAATAATATGCTTGAAAAGACGAAGCCTACAGTAAAAGCATCTTCCAAACAACCTTATACAAAAATTACTCTTAATCCTGATTATAAAAGATTTGGTATTGACAATCTTACCAATGATATGTATATGCTTTTTCATAAAAGAACGATCGATATTTGCGCTTGCACTTTACCTACAGTATCGGTATTCTTTAATGATGAAAAAATAAATGTTAAAGATTTTGAAAAATATAGCGAATTGTTTATTGATGGTAACAAAACAGACAAACCAAGAGTCTATGAGAAAAATGAAAGATGGGAAGTTCTTGCTTTACCTTCTGAAGAAGGGTCTTTTGAACAAGTATCATTCGTTAATGGTATTAACACTATTCGAGGTGGTAAACACGTAGATTATATCGCTAATCAAATTATAAAATCTCTTACTGAAATCGCAACTAAAAAAAAGAAAGCGGTTAAAGCACAACATATCAAAGACAATCTTAGAATTTTTGTGAAGACTCTTATTGTTAATCCAGCATTTGATAGTCAAACAAAAGAAGCATTGACTACTCCTCAAACAAAATTTGGTTCTAAGATTGATTTAAGTGATGGTTTTATTACAAAACTTTATAAAACGGGGCTTGTTGATAAGGCTGCTAATCTTACTGAATTTCATCAAGAAAAGAAACTTACGAAAACTGATGGGAAAAAAACTAATCGTATCATTGTTCCTAAGTTAGATGACGCGAATTTTGCTGGAACTAAAAAAAGTGGTGAATGCATCTTAATTCTTACTGAAGGTGATTCAGCTAAAACTATGGCAATCTCAGGTCTCTCTGTAGTTGGTAGAGATTACTATGGTGTTTTCCCTTTGAGAGGTAAAGTTATGAATACTAAAGATACAAATGCTGAAAAAATTAACAAAAACGATGAGATTAACAATCTTAAAAAGATTTTGGGTCTAGAACACGGTAAAAAATATGATGACCTTTCCAGACTTAGATATGGATCTATCGTTATTATGACTGATCAAGATCACGATGGAAGTCATATTAAAGGTCTTCTTTTCAATCTTTTCCAATCACTATGGCATTCTCTTTATAAAACTGATGGGTTTCTTAAATCAATGCTTACACCGATTGTTAAAGCAACTCATACTAACAAATCTGTAAAAAGTTTCTATAATCTTACTGACTTTGAAACATGGTTAGGTTCTGATGAAGGTAAGAAAAATGGTTGGAAAATTAAGTATTACAAAGGGTTAGGCACTTCCACAGAAAATGAGGCAAAAGATTATTTCAAAAATATGAAACTTGTGACGTATAAATATGATGATAAGTCAGATGAAGCAATTGATCTCGCATTTAATAAGAAACGTGCTGATGATAGAAAAGATTGGCTTATGAAATATGACAAAAATCTTGTTCTTGATTATAAGCAAACTGTAGTTTCCTTCCCTAAATTTGTTAATGAAGAACTTATTCATTTCAGCAACAGAGATATTGAAAGGTCAATTAACTGTATTTGTGATGGTCTAAAAGAAAGCACCAGAAAAATACTTTTCGCTTGTATGAAAAGAAAACTATACAAAGACGATATCAAAGTAGCCCAACTTGCTGGAAATGTTAGCGAAGTAACTGCTTACCATCACGGCGAAGCAAGTCTACAAAAAGCAATCGTTGGTATGGCTCAAATATATGTTGGAACAAATAATATGAACCTTCTCGTTCCTAATGGACAGTTTGGTTCCAGATTGCAAAATGGAAATGATGCTTCTTCCCCTAGGTATATTTATACAATGCTTTCTCATCTATGCAGCCTCATTTATAAAGAAGAAGATAATTGTATCCTTAACTTTAAAGTAGATGATGGTCAATCTATTGAACCCGAGTATTATATACCAATTATACCAATGATACTTGTTAATGGTGCTACTGGTATTGGAACAGGATTTTCTACATCAATCCCACAATTTAATCCGGAGGATATTATTCAAAAATGCAGACATATCGCGAATGAACTGAATGAAAATGTTGGTATGATTGATAATGAAAAGTCTCTAGCTAAAGCACACGAACTAATCATTAAACATCAAACATCATCACTTGTACCTTGGTATATCGGATTTAAAGGCAGTGTTTCCAAAAAAGAAGCAGGGGGATATATTACCACTGGAAAATATGAATTTATTGATGACGACAATGTTGACATTTCAGAACTTCCAATTGGAGTTTGGACTGAAGACTTCAAGAATTACCTTGAAGAACTTATGACCGCTAATAAGTTCGTTAAAGATTTTCAAAGTCATTACACCGCTAAAAATGTTAGGTTTATTGTCAAACTTTTGCCTAACTATAAAAAAGAAGATTTCGCAAAGGACTTCAAAATGATTTCTAATATTAGCATCAATAATATGCATCTTTATAGTGAAAATGGCGCTATCAAAAAGTATGGCTCCACTAGCGACATAATTAAAGAATGGGCTATTGTTAGAATTACAAAATATCTTCAAAGAAAAGAATTTATTCTTAATCAATGGAAACACGAGTATAAGTTTATTCTCGCAAAAGTTAAATTCATTAATGATGTTATTAATGCTAAAATTAAAATTATGAATGTTGCTAACAGCATTATTGTTGACAAACTCGATGAATTGCAGTATCCTCACGATAAACAAGATGGAAAATCTAAGTTCTCTTATCTTCTTCAAATGCCGATTTCACAACTTACAAAAGAAAAGAAAGAAGCTTTGGAAAAAGAGAGTGAAAAAATAAAAGCACAAATTGATGAACTTCAAAAACTTACTCCTCAAAACATTTGGTTGAAAGAACTTAATGAATTGGAAATCGCTTGGAATACACACAAACAAATTGTTGAGTATGATATAGAAAATGATGGAAAAAAATAATTTTGTGTTTAAAATAGATAATATACATTCTAAATAAATATTGCTTCGTTCATACTCAAACAATACCAATTAATTTTATTAGGATTATCTTTTAATATTTCTATTGTTTTGGGGTTTTCTGACAATTTGTTCCAATCTAATTCATCATCAAATCCATTATTTTTACAATATTCAAGATGATTTTCGATAAGGTTAACTGCATTTGGATTTAAACTTAATTGGTCATATCTTATATCGTCTGGATATAATTCAAGTAATTCTATACCTTTTGGATTTTGGCTTAGATATTTAAATGAAAGTTTATCTTGATTATCTTTTAACAGATGAATAGCATTAGGATTACTATTAAGAAAATTCCAATAGATTTTATCCAAATTTCTCTCAATTATATTAATCGCATTTGGGTTTAGTGCTATATAATCCCAACTTATTTTTTCAGGATACATCTCTAACAGTGAAATAGCATTAGGATTTTGACTTAATGACCTCCAACATATCTTATCCATATTATTTCTCAATATTTCGATCGCAGAAGGATTCTTTGACAAGTTTTTCCAATTAACTTTTTCTAAATTTTGTTCCAACATTCTAATCGCATTTGTATTGAATGAAAAATTTGACCAATCTATATACTCAGGGTTATTTTCAAGCATAGTTATCGCATTCGCATTCGCTGATAATCCACTCCAATCAAGCTTCCTCCTATTTATAAATTGTAGCAGTTGTTTTACTCGCATTTATGTTTTTGTTTTATTTATAAGTCATTTTTAAGTATGTTCCAGCTTTTATTTATTCATTGGTAGAATTGGTAATATTCCCATATCTTTCCTTTTACACATTATTAAAACTTGTTCTCTTGTTGGGGCATCTCCTATATATATTGTATTTAGAATAACTGGCTTATCGTATGTATGATAACCTAATTCATCCATTTGTGAACGTATTATATTCCATGTATTAACTTGATGATGCATTGAGAGATTTCTAACATTTTCGAGAACTATATATTTAGGTGTATGATACCTGATTATTTGACATATGTCAAAAAATATATTTCCTGATTTGGAAAAAGACTCACATGGAAAACTAGCACATAATATGTCAAAATATGGAAATAATTTTAAATTTATTTTTGTAAAATCAACTATTGGATGCTCATAAGTTTTTATACATTCGCCATTTATATTACTTGACATTACACATTCATGACCTAGATTTTGTAAAGCAGAATGAAACCCACCCATTTCAAAAGATAATGCTATGTATTTGAGTTTTCTATCTGTGATATTTAAATCTTCAAGTTGTTCTTCCAATGATTTATTACATAACTCTTTATCGTGACTTTCATACTCATGCTTTTGTGAAAATTCTTTTCCACATTTTTTACAAATATATTGCATGATGATTTGATGATCTATCATATATTTAAATCAATTTTAGATATCAAAAAATGCAAAATTGTTATACCATTAATCGTATAAGTCGAAATTTATATATATTTTTGTTAAAATATGTATATATAAAGCATAAAAATGAAGCATAGTGTTTTTATATAAACATACTCAATGTGGAAACAACACTATATAAATGAGAATATTAGACCAGGAAGTTCAATCAAAATAGAATATTTAGAATTAAATAATGAAGCATTAGAAATTATTAATTATGCTATAAAAATGGTTGATGATTATTCAGTTGATGGTGATAATGCTATAAATAATGCTAAAATTCAATTTATCGAATTAATAAATGAAAAAAGTGTAAAAGAACCATCTGAATTAAAGTTGCATTTTTTTGACGATGAAGAAAAAATTCAATTTAAAAATAAAAACAGCAGATATTATTATTTTGGTGATAATAAAGAAGAAAAACTTAAAAACAAGCTGTTTTGTATTACAATGATAAATATGGATATGAATATATTTGATATGGAAGTGTTACATAATACTAAATTATGCGACTTGTTTTTTGGTTAGATTTAACGAATAAGTTTTTCTAATTTGTTTTTGATACTCGTAGAAGTATCTTTTAAAACTTTGTGAAATTTTATGTTTTCATTTATATCAAGTAATATAAAATCATAATCATGAATAAATGATTCATATTTCCAAGCCTTACATTGGATGGTTCCGCATTAATAATAAAAAATGTGATCACTTATCAGTAATATTGAATTGTTGTTTGGATATTCGTGAAGATGATAACAAACTGATATGATAATTCTTATCATAATAATAACTTGTCGAAAAACAGACACGACCAAAATATTTTGACTTTAGTAATAAATATGGTTAAATCATCATGACAACCGTTTTTTGTTCAATATTAAAGTTTAACACTTTACATATATAATAGCATAAGACACTCATTTCAGCAAATTGTAATTAAATTTCCTGTATTTAAAACTATTTTTATTTATAATATAGTATATACTATGAGCAATGTTGAAGAATTACTTAAGAATTGCCATTTAACTCAAGATAAGATTGAAAATAACATTGAAATTAAGAATACTGATGGTATTAACTATTTGAAAGAAATCGAAAACAACTCAATTGACTTGGTATTAACTGATCCTCCATATATTATATCTCGCGAAAGCGGAATGAACACCTTTTATAAAAATGTAAAAC